CCAACTCCAAGAACCATTCCCGTAAACCATGTGAAAACCGAGCGAGATCACGACGCTCCAAGAACACAACGCAGTCATCGCCGTTGTTGGCAAGCTTGATCCTGACATTACGCTCATTAGCATAAGCCCAAACCATAGCGCACATCAACATGCAATTACCGCTACCAGTGTTCATATCGCCGGACATTCTCTTGCCGGCCACACGGTACCTGAGTTTCCCATCTTTGCAATATCCGGTGCCTCGATTCTTGAGTTGCTGTTTCAATAAACTTGCAAGTTCACGTCTATGGTCTGGGTTGTTAAAACAATCCACCCAATTGGCGTGTTCCCACTCAAGAGCATCAACAGATACGTGCTGGTCAAACCTTGAGGCGTCCAGACCGACCGCCACTGTATTCGAGAAGCTGTCCCACTTACTCTTTAGGTGACGGGCGACGCCCCTGGCATTCAACCCCTTCATCACTGTACGGTCACCATAAACCCTAGCTATGGCCTTGTACATCCGCTCCTCGACAGGCTTCAAATACCTGCCAACTTCGACATTGTACCGGGGAGATCGTGGCTGGATCACCCGGGGAGCCGACCCAAGCTTGCCCTTCTCAGCTTTGACAAACACCTTAATTCTTGAATCACGAGCGGACAATCCCAATGTCAACAATGAGTCCGCTGCCTCCTGATAAATAACCTGCCTGCGACCCCGATACAAATCGACAAATTCCTGTCGAGTGATCGGGGTGGTCGATGGTAAGTATCTTTTCAGGAGTCGCCTAAATAAGCTAAGCCGTTTTACAAAAATACCCGGTGTCGGCTGAGGGGCGGGTTTCCATACCCCGTTAGAATTAACAAAGTACACCCGCTCCTTGAGTCCGCGCTCCAACGTTATGATGTCGGGGTTGTAGATACAGACGGTGTTATCAGGAGCTAAATTTGGGATAACATGGACTCGTCTGCTCTTTCTGGTACCTCCATGGAACACACGCACCACCAAATCCGGATGGTTTGGTGCACGAGACCGGGGGGAAAACTCCCCACCATGTGCGTGCAACCATAACCTCCCTGGTGCGGTCCAGAGGCACCCCTAATCGCGACGGATAAAGCCG